TCAAAAAGGTAAAGTAATCGTATTGCTGAATCGGAGCAGGTTCTAATTCTTTCTTTGCAGCTGGGGTTTTATTCATTGCTCTAATTTAGCGAATATTTTAATTAAAAATAGCTATCTTTATATCGCTTTTTGTTTAGTTGTGTGATTATCCCGGTTGTGAAAATAATCGGGATTTTTTTATGTCAAGTTTGCAATTATTAAATAAATTGTTTAATATTACATAAGCAAATGAGGAACGGTCTTCAACTGCAAACATAGCGATCATGACAACCTACACTGTAAGAGAAATCCTAGAAATGGAAACACTATCAGCAACTAGATTAGAATCTGTATCAGTTAAATTTTCAGGAAATGTGAAAAATTGGATTAAAGAAAACAGGTACTTAAATAGACATGAGGTTTTAGCTAACCCTATAGCGGTATCAGATAGTCTATTAACATGGACTGGATTAGATAAAAATCTGTTTTATTATGCAGAATCAGAAAACGAAAGTTTATTAGAGGTAATTCAAAGATTACTAACTAAATAACAAAAACTTAATCAAAAGCCCTTCGGGGCTACTAAACAAATCAAAAATGCAAACACAACAAACAAAGCAGATTACAGTGACTCACACAGTCGGAAACACTGAGTATTCTTTTGACGCTCAGATCACTTATACGGTTGACATAGAAGAAGGTGACTATCTTCACCCTACCTTTTCCGATACTATTATTGATCGGATTGAGTATGGCGGTGAGACGCTTGCTTATAACTATATGTCGAATAAAACAGTCGTAGTCACCAACACAGTATTACTAGCGGAAATAAGAAAGTCAATAGATTGGGAATTTGAACTAGATAAAAACCTATGATACTAAGAATCGAAGAGGCGTTGATTCGCTTCAATTCCACAGCGGAAAAAACAATTACAATAACGGAACTTGGCGCGGCACTTTGGCCATATAGCAAGAAATCTACTCAGATGGTTTCAGCTTACAAGTTAGTTCGAGGCGAAACTACCAGAATACCGCTTAGCGCGATTCGCATTATTTGCGATAGATTAGAATGCAGTCCTAACTTTCTCGCAGGATTTAATGAAAATAAATTCGATTGGTAGTTGTAAATATTAAATAAAATAGTTAATATTACATCACATAAATAAACAAAAAACAGATGTCTAAGAACAAAAAAACAGCACGAACAGAAAACGGTAACATTGTAGATGTAAATCGTGATTACGGTAATATATCTTACAGTCATAAAGATTTGCCCGGCAGGTCTTATGATTCGATCTATAGTATTGATCGGGATATGAAAGAAAATAAATAAAACAATAATGCCCTTCGGGGCTAAACACTTAACAAAAAGCGACAACATGAAAACTCAAAAATTAAACATCAGAGGCACAGAAGTAAACAAGATTCAGTTTTCCGATATTGAATTTTCCTTAGAAGAAAAAGGTCTTAATGTAAATTTTATATTTTCTCTTATTGCGGATGAAAACGAATTTGTTTATGTCAGCAACGGATTTTTAAGAGCTATAAATTCAACTGAAAACGAAATTGGATAATGGCATCATTATTTTACAAAAGATACTGACGGTCATTTTATTGCAGGAAAATTAAATTTTAACTAAACGAAAAGCGAAATGAAAATCACAGTAAACACAACACAGGAAAGGGAAATAGAAATCCCTAAGTTTTTCAGGATAGGGCGATATTCTTACAAGCTAAGTAGCAATGAGAAGTATGTAACCGAGGTTACACCTTGGAAAGTCAGTGATGAATCGCTTGATTTGGGACTATTTCCTAGAATACGAATTGATCTAATAAGATACGTATCGGGTATTGCATCACGCGAAATTATCCCTATTACAGAAAGAGAGTTTAATCAGGATCTTATGGATGTTCTTGTTGAGATGGAAAAATTGACTGAGCTATGAAACTACTTGCAAAAGCAATAATAGAAGTAATGAAAACTGTTAAGTCTATCGACAAGGGAACGACTATAGGTAAGGGAGATTATGCGTATAAAGGAGTTGCCGACAAAGATGTTAAGCACGCCATAGGGCAAGCGATGCAGGATAACGGACTTTGCTTAATACCTACTTCGGTAGATCAAACCGTGCAGGTGGATAGATGGCAGGAAGAGGAATACGGAAAACTAAAGAAAAAGCAATCGGTATTTACCGAGGTTAAAACTAAGTACTTGCTACTTCATGAGTCAGGAGAATCTATTGAGGTTGCCGGTTATGGTCAAGGTGTAGATTCTCAGGACAAGTCAGCTGGTAAGGCTACCACCTACGCCCTCAAATATGCGCTACTATACTTATTTATGGTTCCAACTGGCAACATTGATGACGCAGACAAGAGTCATTCTAATGATACCGCAGCACCCCCAAAAAAAGTAGCGGTGAAACCTACACCGACTAAAGATCAGTTCAATGGGATTGTTGCATACCTTAAAGGTACAAGCGAGCAGAAAGAACAGGCTACTTCAGCATTAAATAAATACGCGCTAACAAAAGAACAAACCGAACAAATCAACAAACTATGAAATCATTATATATGATATCACAGGAGGCTAGAGATCTAGCTTCCTTCCTGGAAGATGGAGAACTGTCTAAAGAAATGGAAACCGCTATGGTTATCAATCAAAGCGAGCTACAGGAAAAGGCTATTAATTACGGCTACGTAGTCAAGAGTTTTGAAGGCGATCTTTCACTTATCAGCGAAGAAATAAAGCGATTGACAGCGATCAAGAAAGCAAAAGAAAGTGCAATTGATCGTATGAAAGACGCTGTTTTGTTAGCTATGAAAATTTATTCGATTGAAAAGGTCTCTTCTCCTACGCTGAATATAAGTGTTAGAAGAACTGAATCTATTGAAGTGCCTCTGGTTGAGCTGCTAGACGCTAGGTTTGTGAATGAAAAAATAGTAAAGTCAGCGGACAAGATCGCGATTAAAAAAGCGATCAAAGATGGTGAAATAATCGAAGGGGCTTTTATTCAGGCAAACTATAATTTGCAAATTAAATGATTAGATCCGAGGTATTTAATCGGGATTTTAAATCACAACAAACATTATTCTAAAATGATTACAAAAACACAACTAAAAGAGGTAAAGCGGCTATTTGATCAAGATATTAGCTACAATGAAATAAGCAATATTACAGGGCTTACACTAGCTCAGATTTGGCATCTAGTCAAGAAGCGGCTAAGAACTGGAAGATACGATTGCAGTAAGTTCACGGCGGCTGAATTGGCTACTATTAAGGATCTAAGCGCGGAGGGTAAGAACTCTGCGGAGATCGGAATCAAGATGGGCTATAGCTCTAGCAAGGTTAAGTATCAGTTGCTTAAAAATGCTAATTAATTAATTGGAAAGTAACGGTTAGTATATCGGGTTTTGTAAGCCATAGCAGAAAATTACAAATTAAAAAGAATATTAATTGGCTTATAAACTATGTATATTGTTTTATGCCGTTATTTTAAAGATATGAAAATACATTGGATAGAAAGAAAGCTGATAATAACCACAGCAAAAATAATAAGAGAAAATGATATGTACTTAGATAGTTTAGTTAACCCTAATTTTATAACATACCCATTGGTTATGCAAGGTTTTTGCGATGCTGATAAAAAGATTATACAAAGTAACAGCGGAACTACAAGCCCTGTCGCTACAAGTAGAAAAATAATATTAGTGATTAGCTAATGGCATACAACGTTTAGTATAAAAATTGAAGCCGTAGAAAGGTAATAAGATTTAGTTAAAAAATAAATTAATAAACAGACAAAGGCTTTTAAATCAAGCACCCTAACGGATTGCAGCTACTAGAATGTAAGGAATTTAAACACAAAAATTAATATGAAAAACAAAACTTGGAAAGGACCAGACATCCAGATCGTAAGAGATAACTTTCTTATGTCGCTTGAAGAGCTATCGGAGCTGGTAGGAAGGAGTAAGACTTCGGTTTTGAATATGAAATATAAGCTCAAGAACCAAGGATTTAAAGATGATAAGAATTATATTTGGGATTTTAAAAGGGTTTAAAACGCCCTTTTTTTTGATTATCTAGTTTAAAATATTAAATTGCATCATGGAATATATACCCGTAAAAGAATATGCGGAACTGGCTAACATTACAGTTCAAGCGGTCTACCAACAAATTAAAAAAAAGCGATTGGATTATAAGAAGATCGGATCTTTTCACCTAGTAAAAAATAACAATGTCTAAAATATCAGTTTTTCCAGAAGGGTATTTCTCAGCAAAGTTGGGTAAATATGTACCTTCAAGCAAGCCTAATGAGTCAATGGACTTTGAGGATTACATCTACAATATCAAGAATGGAAAGTGGGAGGATTCTGTTATAAATGTGCGTGCTGGCCGTTGGGAAAAGGTACAAGCTCAGGGAATAACAGCTTCGGGAACGTTTGAATATCGAAACGTAAAAGGATTGATTCAACATTCAAGTATTATAGCTATTGATATTGACGCAAAAGATAATCCTAATTGGTCTATTGATAACGTGGCAGCGGACCCCTATATTATGGCTTTTCACGAGTCCATATCGGGCAATGGTGGATATGTTGGTTTTGTTAAGATTGACCCGTCACGGCACTTGGACTCATTCATAGGGCTAGAGAAATACTTTGCAAATGAGTATAAGGTAATACTAGATGAATCCTGCAAAGATGTTTCTCGTTTTCGATTTGTTTCTATGGATGCAAATGTTTTTTACAATCCAAACAGCAAGGTTTTTAAAAAGTACGTTCCTAAAAAGAAGGTAGAGCCGCAAAAGACCTACGTTCACACAGGGGAAGATATGGATTTTATCTTGCAGCAAATTAAGGATCGGGGCCTAAATATTTGCGAAGATTATTCCGATTGGGTAAAAGTCGGGATGGGTTTCGCTAATTCGTTGGGCGAGCATGGTCGTGACAAGTTTAATTTTGTATCTTCTTTTTCGATAAAGTACGATCAAAACGAATGTGATAAAAGTTATGATGGGTTCTTAAAAAGAAAACGAAGCGACAATTCAATCGCTACATTTTTCTACTTATGCCAGAACCAGGGGATCAAAATTAAGACCCCAAAAACTGAGCAGATCGAGCGTATTGCAAAGCTGAGACGGAAGAGCGCGGTTAAGAACGGGGGCATAAAAGATCCAAAGGAGGGCGCAATTAAGACCTTAGAACTATCTGGAATCAAGCGCGAGGAAAGCGAAAAAATCATAGATCAGGTTATGAATATGCCTAACCATGAGATCGAAAACGAGCGAACGGATGACTTGATTTCTGATCTAAAAGCATTCCTTTCTGAGTACAATATCCTGTTTAATACTATAACTAGACACATAGAAATAAACGGTCAAATTATTGATGACAGGATGTATAATTCGTTGTATATCAGATCTAAGGAAGTTGTTTCTGACAAGACTACTAAGGACTTATTATTCTCTATTATTGAATCAGATTTTACTAAAGAATACAATCCGTTTCTAAAGTTTTTTGATAAAAATAAGCACTTAAAACCTGTAGGATTAGTAGATGAATTGCTATCGTGTATCAAATATAAGGCTGATTTGGATGGTATGCACGTAACAAATTACTTAGATGTTTTTGGTCACAAATGGTTACTTTCTGTAGTCGCGTCGATGCTCGGGACACACTCAGTAATGATCTTAGTGCTAACCGGTGGTCAGTACGAAGGGAAAACTAACTTCTTTCGGAATCTTTTTCCTGAAGAACTTCAAGCGTATTATGCAGAAAGTAAGCTAGACGGAAAGCCTGAAGATGACGCGGCTTTGATGTGCAAAAAGGCAATCATAATGGACGATGAGTTTGGAGGCAAAAGCAAGCAGGAAGCCAAAAAACTAAAGGATTTGTCATCGAAAGACAAGTTCTCAATTCGCAAGCCTTACGGAAAATTTCACGAGGATCTAAAGCGTATCGCAGTGCTTTGCGGGACCTCAAACGAGGATGAGATTATCAATGATCCTACAGGAAACAGGAGAGTAATTCCCGTTAATGTCCTATCAATAGACCACGAAAAATACAGTTTGATTGACAAAACAGCACTTTGGATGGAGCTATATTGGGAACTTAAGGAGGTCGGCGGGTCCTGGATGTTGAGTAGACAGGAAATTTCTTACCTAAACCAGATCACACGTGTAAATGAGCAGGCCAGTCTAGAGTTTGAGGCTATACAGATGTTTTTTGACAGGCCTGACCAGGCTGGTTTTTGCGAATGGATGAGCAACACTGAAATAGTCAATTTCATTGAAACGCATACAAGACTAAAAATTTCTCCTTTCAAATTAGGCATGAACCTGAAAAAACTGGGATTTGATAAAATCAGCAAACGAATTGATGGAGTGCCAAGAAACGTCTACCAGGTAATCAAAAAAGGTAACTACAATCAAAAAGCAAATGATTCACAATCAGCGTTTTAGAAAATAGTGTAGTCATGTAGTCAGTGTAGTAACCAACTTGCATAAACTTATAGAGAATTTTTCTTACGCGAAAATTATTTTTATAATTGCATTTACTATCTACATACTTTATACTATATATTAGTAACTACACTGACTACAAAGGGTTAAAAGATGGGTTTAGGATTAATGCAGGCTGTTTTTTTGTATTCAGCTTGCAGAATAAAAGGTGAATACAAGGTGCATACAACTAACTACAAAAAAAAATGATCGAGCTAAGACCGTACCAGCTAGAGGCAGTACAAAAAACTAGGGAAATGATCCTAGCAGGGAAGAAAAAGTTTGTGTTTTGCAGCCCCACGGGAAGCGGAAAAACTTTTACCTTCTCCTTCATCGTCAAGAGCGCAATAGCGAAGGCTAAACGGGTTCTGATACTTACACACAGAACGGAGCTGTTAACACAGGCAGGGGGCGCGCTTGAGTCAATCGGGCTGCGTCCTACCAAGATTGAAGCAGGCAAAAGTATAGCCTATTTTTCGGGCCAACTTTACACAGCTATGATTGAGACAATTTCTCGAAGAATGCAAAAGCTTGAGTACATTAATTTTGTTCAGTCCCTTGACTTGATAATTATAGATGAATGCCACTTCGGGAACTTCGACAAGTTCTTTTCTCAGATTTCAAAGAAAAGTGTAGTTATTGGTTTTACCGCAACGCCACACCGGGAAAAAAATCAGATTGCTTTGGATGAATTTTATGAGGGCATTATAGAGGTCGTATCTATTCCCGAATTAATTGAACAAGGTTACCTATCAAAGCCGCTCAGTTATGGCGTTAAATTAGACCTCAGTAGCGTTAAGATTAAGGGCAATGATTACGACAATGATTCTTTAGGTTCGTTTATGACTGAGACAAAAGTTTACGAGGGCGTAATTGAGAATTACAAGAAGATCTGCGATAAAACCAAAGCGATTGCTTTTTGCGCAAATATCAAAAGCTCAATTAAATTGCGAGATGAAATGATTGAGTCGGGGCTGAATGCAAAACACCTAGACGCAGGATCTAACAAGAAAGAGCGCGCGGACTGTTTAGCATGGTTCAAAAATACACCGGACGCAATACTTTGCAATGTCGGGATATTGACAACTGGATTTAATGAACCTACAATTCAGACAATTATTCTATATCGGGCTACCAAGTCACTTCCTTTATTTCTTCAAATGGTCGGTAGAGGCAGCCGAATTATTAAGGGTATAAAAGAAACTTTCAATCTTTTGGATTTTGGTAATAATGTGAACGAGCATGGGTTTTGGGAAGACGAGCGCGCATGGAGCCTGAAAAAAAAGAAGAAAAAAGAAGGGGCTCCACCAATTAGGGATTGCAAAGAATGCGGTGCTCAATCCTATGCTAGTCTAAAGGTTTGCCCGATTTGCGGTTATGTTTTCCCTGTCTCAAATAAGCAAAAAGAGGAAGCGGAAATAGCATTTTTGCAATTATTAACTAAGCAGGAGCGCATGAGAAAAGCGAATAACGCTGGACTAGAGGAAAAATCCAGGATGGCAAAGGCTGGGTTAATTAGCCCGTATTGGGTGCTTCATAAATTGACAGACCGAAATGAAGCGTTGCAGTTCATTAATCTGATGGGATATAAAAAAGGATGGTTACACATAAATAAAGATAGATTCGAATGTTTGAAATAAGCGAGGATAAACTGCAAAGCGATTGTTACCAATGGTTTCACGCTACCTATCCAGATCTGAGAGGTTTGCTATGCTACAATCTCAACAACTCAAAAAATAAGATTAGGGGAATGATGGACAAAGGTATGGGATTGCAACCGGGAAGATCCGATCTAGTTTTCTATTACAAGGGCGTTGCGTATATGCTAGAAGTTAAGACCGAGAAAGGGACACAGCAGCCAAATCAAAAATTATGGGAGGCAAAAATAACTCAGGCAGGATTTAGTTATAAAATATTTCGATCCAAAGAAGAATTTATTTCTATAATACTTGCAATTATTAAATAAAATAGTTAATATTACAAACCAAACAATAAATAAAAATGGCAGATTACGACAACAAACTAAGTGGAGCATTATTTAAGAACGACAAAGGTGACAACTCAAAACGGCCCGATTACCGTGGAAGCTATACAGATCAGAATGGTGTAGAGTTCAACGTTTCGGCATGGATTAAGACCTCATCCAAGGGGGTTACATTTATGAGCTTTACGATGCAGCTAAAGGAGGCTAAGCTTCCATCCGCTATGCAAAGCCAGCCAGCGGCTCAGATGGCTAATTTTCAGGATGACGATGGTGATAAACTTCCGTTCTGATGAAAAGCCTAAAACTAAAGTTTGGAGCGTACAAAGGAGTGGAGTTCTCAAAAGTTCCGATTGACTATAAAGTATCATTTTGGAAGATATTTAAAACCAGGTACGAAAAGAATCAGTTGGTTAAGCAAAAAAGAGTTCAGGAATTTATGGACTACCTTAGCAAAGATGAAAAGATCAATTCTCATAACAAACTATCAGATAATCATAGTCAAAGTACATACAGTAGATCAGGCAAAAGGCTTTGTTAACACAGAAGATGAAGCTAGAAAGATGTTTGATAAGATTATGAGTCAGGTTAAATATTTTAAGAGTGCTAAATTATTATTCAACAATCAATTAATCGAGGAGCGAAATGGAAACTAAATATTATGAGTATATCGGCACACAAGAGCAGGCAGATGGGTACGCAAATCCCATTCCTATTTTAGGAAATATATATCCTAGTAATGCAAAAATAGGAGGAGAGAAAGTATCTTTTTGGCTTATTTCAACATCATTAGCTAAGGAATGGAAGCGAGTAGAAAAAGAACTATCGACTCAAGACCTGATCGAGCTACTAAAAAAGCAAGCGGGAAAAAACGGAATGACTTGTTCGGTAACTTTTTACAAGAAGCCTGGGATTGAGATTACAGATTTTTCTTTAGATTTTGCAGATAAAGATGCTCTTGCAAGCGTATGTTTTTGTGTTAACTTGGATATCTTACAGATTGCAGCAAAAAAACCGCAACTAATTGAAGCAATCAAAACCGTACTAGAAAATGACTAACTCAAACAAATTTCAACTTGCGATCATGGGTTTGATTACCCTAGCTCTGATAGTTATATTTTCCAGTTGCTCAAGCCAAAAGCATCCAGAATTCAGTTCATACAAGGATCTTAACAGGAAGATGGATCGAGAACTTAGCAGGAATATTAAGGACTCAGACAAGGCAAGGCATGACTACAGAAGGAAATGAGAGCGTTTGTAATTGCCATTTTTCTGTTCTTGTCAGGGTGTGAATCTGCAAAGGTAAACAGACTTAGGCAGCGCATCATGAGCGAACAAGGTACTGTTATAGCGATTAACAGGGAGTACGGGTTCTATACTGTATTTTGGGAGTGCGAGAATCCAAGGTACAAGAATCAGCCTTGTTTTGGTATTAGCGATCATCCGATGAGGCCAGGGATAAATTTAGGGGACACAGTAAGAATTAGCAGTAAAGTTGATTAACACCTAATTAGCCCGGGATTAACTTTTCGGGCTTTTTTTTCGTTAAATTGCAGTGTAAACGAAAGCAGCATGAACTTAAAAATTGTAAACAGAATGAAAAAGCTAGACCCATCATTGGTAATTAAAAGAAATGGCATACAAATATAGCGAATTAGAAAAGCAAGCCTTGGAAGCGATTGAGAAACATAAACTGTTTTTTATTGCTGATGTGGTTTGTTATTTGCCTTGCTCGTACGTTACCTTTTACGATTTCAAACTGAACGAATCGAACGCCATAAAAGATGCGCTATCGAAGGTAAAAATAGACATTAAAGTATCAATGCGTTCAAAGTGGTATAAATCAACAGCCCCCGCTTTGCAGCTAGCTCTTTACAAGTTGATCGCTATGCCTGAAGAAATCAAGGCTTTGCAGATGAATTATACAGACCACACAACGAACGGCAAAGATATTTCTTCACCTATCAAATGGGTAGATGGAACTGCTGAATAACTACAAGCCTATATTTAATCAATTTCCATTAACCAGGTACTTTCTTTTGACCGGATCTAGAGGTTCGGCAAAGTCCTTTCACGTATCAACAGCACTTCTTCACCTGACTTACGAGAAAGGGCATATTATTCTATTTACAAGATGGACTTTAGTTTCTGCTTATATTTCAATCATTCCAGAGTTTATCCAAAAGATTGAAGAACTTAATAGGTTTGAAGATTTTGAGATAACGCAAACCGAGATTACAAACAGGGTAACAGGATCTAAGATTCTATTCAAGGGAATAAAAACTAGCCAAGGGACTGCAACCGCAAACCTTAAATCTATTGCAGGCGTGACTACCTTTGTTTTGGATGAAGCTGAAGAGCTAGTCGATGAGGATATATTTGATCGGATAGATTTGTCAATAAGAACTAAGGGAATGACTAACCGGGTGGTTATAGTTATGAATCCCAGCTATAAAAGTCACTGGATTTATAAGCGGTTTCTAGCAAAAGGAAAACAGCACAATACTTGCTATATTCATACTACCTATTTAGACAATGCTATTAATTTGTCAGCGTCTTTTTTAGAGCAAGCGAACCGAGTTAAGCAAGAAAACCAGCTAAGGTATGAACATTTATTTTTAGGAAAATGGCTGGAAGATGCTGAGGGTCTGCTTTGGAATCGTGCTATGATTGCAAGGGCTTTTATTGATGTGGCTCCAAAGCTAAAAAGAATAGTAGTTTCAATAGATCCTGCCGTTACGGCTACTTCAGAAAGCGATGAGACAGGGATTATAGTTTGCGGAAGGGATCAAAATGATAACGGCTATATTTTAGAAGATTTAAGCGGAAAATATTCCCCTAATGAATGGGCTATTATTGCAGTCAAGTCGGTTGAAAGGTGGTCCGCTGATTGCATAGTCGCTGAGAAAAACCAAGGCGGTGACATGGTGGAAAGCGTTTTGAGATCGCAGGGTGCAAAACATAGGGTTAAGCTAGTCACAGCAACCAAAGGAAAATTTGTAAGGGCCGAGCCTGTTTACTCACTGTACGAGCAGAATAGAATTTTTCACGTTGGAAATCTATCTATATTAGAATCTCAAATGGTTACTTTTAATCCGGACAAAGGCAAATCTCCTGACCGAGTTGATGCGCTTGTTTGGGGATTGACTGAATTAATGATAAAAATTGAAATAGACTACAAAGGCAAAGGACATGGGCGAATCAAATCTCCTTCAAAGAAAGAATTTTATAAGGACTTCATTTAGAGACGTCACAGTATCCGAATTACTATCTATAGAGCAGCACACACCTCGACAAGTCATCACGGCACTAAGCAGCCTAACGGCTAGGCAGGTAAATATATTAACGAGCGATGAGGTATTGATTCTTTACGAGGTGGTTAGCTTTATAGACGACTTGAATGAGGTAGGTGCAGTTTTGCCGCTTGATTTTACAGCTCCTAAAATAGACGTTGCTGGATCAACTTTTGAGAAGTGCGAACGGGCTAAGATTAAGGCATCCGAAAACAAAGCTCCTTACAGATTATTTTTAGACTTGGTTGAAATCTACTTTCCAGATCAATATTTGACAGGCTTAGCGGCTCCAGCACTTGCGATTGGTGCGCTGATTTATGAGGATCTTTGTATTTTGCTAGACAGATTCAAAGACCTTGCAAGCGAAAAACCTACTGAAGAAGAAGAAGAAGCGGGGGTCAGTGCCTTACATACTTTTGGGTCTTACGGGATTTGCGAGTCAATAGCAAGCAGATATAGCGTTAGACCTTACGAAGTATTTTCTTGGACTGCTGAAGAGGTGTATTTAGAACTAACTTATCAAATGGCAAAGAGCAGGTATCAGGATAATCTCCGGGCGATTGAGAAAAGAAAAACTTTAGGGTCTAATCGGTAATATTAACTTTTTTGTTTATATTTGAGTTAACTAAAATAAAGAGCGATTATGAAAACATACGCAGAAACACAGGGACAAGAATCATTTGACTGGAATAAGTTTTTAGAAAATCCGCCTAAAAAAGGATCGCCAGAACATCTTGACGCTTGTGACTTAGCTGAAGCATGGATAACTTGCGCGTGCGGCAACCTTTGCGATATTATACCTAGGTGTCCACTGAGGGGGCGTCCAATTGACGATTATTTAGAACGTCTAGGTATATCTTTTAATAATAACATACAAGACGCTAGATATGATTGTGCTAAAGAAATACTAGCCGGAATAGAAAATCGATCAGCAGAGATAATATTTGAACTAACAAAATGAACCAAATCCCTCCGAGAAATTAGAGGGATTTTTTTTTAGTCCTATCGGTAACAAAATTATCTGTAAAACATCTATATTGCCGATGATATGGCAAACTATCAGAACATTGTAGACGTGTGCAGAGAATCAATACCTGAATATATTAGGTTTATTCACGGGCGTTTGATTGACTTTACTCAAGGCTATACAGGTATTTACCCCTTAGTTACGCTTTTGCCTTTTACAATTAACGACGCAAGAAGTACACCGGATGGAGTTTTTGACAATGCAAATCTAGTCGTTGGGTTCTGGAAAGAAGATAGACCGGACACCACAGCTGAAGAACGCGAGGCTTTGATTGCAGAAATGGACATTCTCAGCGATCTATTCATATCCAACATCCTAGAATCAAACAGCACCAAACTAACCAATATACAGAAGGAACCGCAATATCAAATGTTTCAGGCAACCCTAAGCGGCTACGCTATTGCATTCAATATTAGCTTAGTTTCACCATGTTGAGCGGTCTAGTTGAAGCAGTTCTCAAGAACTTTGCAGAAGAAACTATCGCAGGTATAAAAAGCAGGATTCCAAACGTGACGGGGCAAAGTGCTGATAGTTTAGGTTATCGAATAGTCGGCACTGAATTGACTATTTTTAGCAGCTTAAAATTTTTCACTGTATTAGAGACGGGAAGGAAACCCGGAAAGCGTCCACCCATTAGCGTAATTGAGCAGTGGATTAAAGACAAACCAATAATCCCGGATGGAATTTCTACAAGAAGCTTAGCCTTTCTAATTGCTAGAAAGATAGGTGAAGAAGGCAGCCTACTTTACCGTAACGGCGGCAAATCTGGCGTTATATCAAAGTCAATTAACGATCAAGTTATTAAAGAAAAACTAACAGATGTGCTAACGGATAAGTTTAGGGACTATGTTATCAATGAGTTTGTACGTAAATCACTAGATTAATGTCAGTAATAAATCAGACCTTGGCGCCCTTGAACGGTGCAGACGTATTTAGCCCAATGATTTTTGAGTTCGGTTTTCAGTCTGCATCCTGTAATTTTGTTGACTTGGAAGGGATCGCAGCCATTGACATACCACTAAACTATTCGGAACTAATAGAAGTAGGTGACAGCATAAGAATACGAAATGGGGCCTATTTAGGAGTTTATCGGGTTATTGAAATAACTCAAGATACGCTGCTAAGATTAACACTCAATACGCCATTTATCGGGTCTTCTTCGTCGACGGGATCAACTCAGTTCACGCCTGAAGGGTCTCAGGAATTTCAACTGATTGCAGGATATTTAACAGGATCCGAAGCAAGTATTAAGCCATGGCAGGTAGTCGATGAGCTAATAGTAAGCCCTAACCTTGCAGGCGTTTACCGATTTGATATATCGGGCTATCTGAGAAGTAGATTCAAAATTACAGCACCTTTAGCGGGTCCGAATGTACCGATTTCAATCCGCTACAATGTCAGGCTAAAAAGTGCTACAGCGATTCCAAACGATTCAAACGCAGTCACGGCTTACTACGGCTTGGCAGACCTGACAGCAGCGCAACAGGCAGGCGAAGAAGCAGTAGGGGAACGCCCTATTCTATTCTTTGGAGATGAGCCGACACTTTACAGTTTAGCTTTAGAAAAAGGAATAATCAATAATTTCATTTCAAATGCTTCAGATTCATCTAGCACGGTTGCAGGCTCAGTAGTAAATATAAACTTGCTTAGTTGTCAGCCTAAAGTAATCACTTATTTAGTCGGTTCAGCTGCAAGTGGCTTTACAGTTTCGCCAGCCTTACCGAGTTGGATCAGTGCAACAGCTAGTGGTAATAATATAATTTTAGTTATTAATCCTTGCACGGGTGGATCAGGTGACTACCTGGCAGAAGATTATAGCCCTATTGATTATAATACAGGGGGTCAAATTAACAGTATAATAGGAGCTTTTAGTTTTGTTTTCTCAAAAAACGGAACGTTGTTCACGCTAAACATAAATGTGACAGCTATAAGCGAAATAGTAAATGTTTGCAAATCAGACGTTCTAAACTTCGCTTGGCTTAACCAGCGTGGAGGATTTTCATCTTTTGCGCTAGAAAGTAAATTCATTGAGGGCAGGGATTTTGGAAGCGATAACACGGTTGTTGATGCGTTAGGAAAACTAAAACGTGTAGAGTTTCGGGACGTATATGATACGGTAGAGCTTCGGGGCGGAGTTTTGTCTAAAAATCAGCTGAATCTATTAGCTAGTTTGCGTACTGCTATTCAGGTGTATCTATACAATACGGCTACAGAAGCTTTTGATATTGCTATCGTAATTGATCGGGTTAGCTTTACAACTTACGGAAACCGTTTTAATCAGTCTGAAACCAGGTTCGCTTTTAAATTTAGGAGGTCACAGCAGGTAACAGTTCAAACGCAATAAGCAGCATGACTGAGATATTTATAAATGGTCAGTTAGTTGACACACAGGATGCGGACATAGTTATCACAGCTCAGGCCTTGACCTTCGATCAACTAGGAATCAGACGCGGTAGTTATTCAAACGTCTTTGATTTGGCGCGGACAAACGAGAACAAAGCCCTGTTTGATAATTGCGATATCGTTACAAGTTTGACCGCCATTCCTTACCAAAAAAATTCATGTCGGATATTTATAGATGGTCAGCTTATTGTAGATGGCAGCGCAATAATTCTGGCAAGCAAGACTACCTATAGACTATACATAACAGCAGGTAACACGGACTTTTTTAAATCAGTCGGGTCTTTAAAACTAATAGATGTAGATTTAGCGGAGTACGATCATCTCTATAATGGGCCTAACGTAACAGCACGACGCGAAACGGTAGAAGGATTTGTATATCCTAATATTGATTACGGTTTTTTTGAGTTTGCCGAACCCGATCAGACTAATTATAGCTTCCGTTTTTTCCAGCCTAGTTTTTGGGCAAAGACTATTTTAGAGAAAGCTATATTTGATTTGGGTTACACGTTGCAAGGTGCTATACTGGATAGTTTGAGCTTTAGAAGTTTAGTTGTTCTTTGTCGTGGGGCGGTCTCTGACTTGCTAGATAGTTTAGCTCAGTACACATTTACCATTGATTTCAATCAACTGACAGGGGCAACAACCGAAAAGATAAGTTTTCCTAACAAAGTAAGTGATACAACTGGAAGATACGGACCCAATTCAGATGCAGGTCATTTTACCTATACTCCTAATATTGCAAATGCTGAAGATGTACGTTTTGAAATAAACTTTACTGGGAAAGTAATAACTAATTTACCTAGAGACTACACAAACGCAAAGGTATTTATAGACTTTTTAGTTTACAATGAAGTAGGAACTTTGCTTTTAACCATAACCACTTCGGTTACCTTTGAAGATCGCTTTTTTGGACCTTTTAATATTTATCGTGCGCCAAGTTCAGGAACCTTAGAAAGAGATTTGAACTTTACTTATCCTCAAAGTCGTAACGATGTAACTGCTTTTAGTACATTAATTAACAGCACATCAGACTTAACCACTTTGCGTTTTGGTTGGCAGGTAAGAAGCAATCGAGCAGGAGCAGGACTGAAAAGACTACGTTTTGAGAACTTAGAATTTACTATTAATCAGCTACCTCAAGGGGGTACAAGAGTAAACGGTCCTAACATTCCGATAAATGTTAGAGCTTCAAACGTTCTTCCATCTTCGCCAACGGTGGGAGATTTACTTTTGACTATTGCCAACTTGGAAGGAATTATAATACAGGTTGATGAAACAACTAAGAAGATACACACTGCCAAAATTGACAATCTTAGAACCAATAAAGCAAAGGCTTTAGATTGGTCGGATAAAATAGACTTGACAGAAGATCCTGAAATAGGCTATCAGCTTGAAGGCTTTGCACAGCGCAATTTCTACGAATTTAACGGGGATGAGAAAGACCAACTATTGCAGCCAAACGCGGGCCGAGGGTCTTTCTTGGTTGATAATGTAAATTTAGAACCTGAAAAATCAGTTTTTAAAAGTAAGTTTAGCCCGGTTCCTTCGCTTCCAACCTTTCAAGGTTCGCGCGTTATGGGTAGAGTGTTCACAGGTGATAAATACACCTTTGACGGGTTTAATTATAATCTTAATGCTGAGATAAAAATAGAGGACTTTGCGCCACGCTTGGCAATTCTAGCAGCCGCTGAATCGTCTTTGGATATCATCATAGGAGAAAATGAAATAAACTATGAAGTCAATGCAGGGGCTTTGAGCTTTGAGCGAGCTTTGCGAGACAACTACCAGCTACTTGATACGATCTTTGTAAACACCAAAGTAGTAGAAGCCTTGTTTCTTTTGAACTTGTCAGACGTTCGGAACGTGGATTTTACCGTTCCTGTTTATATCGATTATTTCGGAGACTTTTTCTACATTGAGCAAATCAAACAATTCAAAGTTAACAGACGTGAGAGCTGTTTTGTAAGACTTATAAAACTAGGGATATAATGGGAACTATGATCAGTAATTTGCGAGAAAAATTAATGATCGCAAACCAGAAATATAAGAATTGCGGCTGCAAAATATACAGAAAGGAAGCGGAAGGGCTGAAAAAATTAATCTTGGAACTAGAAGCTAAATCCAAATAACAAATGGCTGAAGAAAGCATATTATTACGAGTCGGTATTGACGAGAACCAGATCAAGAAAAGTCAGGATGCAATCATAGCAGCTAGGACTGAGCTTCAACGGTTAAAGGAAGAACAGAAATTAGTCGAAGCGCAAACAGGCAGGAACTCACGGGAATTTATCGCAAACGAAACCGCGATTGCTGGACTAAATACAACGGTTCGGGAAAATCAGCGCGTCTTAACGGCTAACAATCGAATCAATGAAGTCAGCACCGGATCTATTATAGAGCTACGTGCTGACATATTAAGACTAAGAAATGAGTATGTAAATCTAAGCGCGGCTGAACGAGAAAACGCGCAAGTTGGCGGGGTATTGCAAGCCGAGCTTTTAGCACAAACCGAAGCGGCACGGGCTTTAGATTTGGGAATTGGCGTTACTAGCTCAAGCGTTGGTAATTACACGCAGTCAATTATTTCAGCAGTTGACGGTTCAGGACTATTCGCAAAGGCTCAGGCAGCACTTGCAACAATTCAAACAGTAGCTACAGCAGCAACTGGAGCAGGAACAATAGCCACTAAGTCTTTTGGAAATGCCTTGATTGCAACAGGTATCGGAGCTATAATAATATTATTCGGTTCGCTTATCTCATTCCTTACGAGGACACAACAAGGGATGGATCTAGTCGCAAAAGCAACTTCCGGACTCAGTACATTTGTAGCAGTCATATTTGACGCGTTCAGTGATTTAGGTAAGCAGTTAGTTGGAACTATTGTACCTACTTTTGAGGGGTTAAGTGACATAATAGGTGGGCTTATAGATCGAGACTTTGATCGCGTAAAAAAAGGCGTAAACGGAATAGCTGAGGCAGTCAGCAAGGTTGAACCTATTAATATAGTAGCCGTCGCAGGAGCAGCAGGTAAAGCGTCAGCCGAAGCATTCAAACTTACTAGACAACTACAAAACGTAGCTAGAGCCGAAAAGGCCTTGTCGCTTGAAACAGCAAATAGTAGGGCGGAAATTGAAACACTCAAGAAGGCAGGTGACGATATAACGAAAAGCACTGAGGAAAGAATAGCATCTACTCAGAAAGCGAATAGCATTGAACTAGCACTAGAAGCGAAAAGAATAACGCTACAAGAAGACAGGGTTAGGATATTGAAGGAGCAAAACGAACTGAGCAGCTCAACCGACGAAGATATTAACAAAGTCATAGAAGCAGAAATAGCACTGGCAGACATACGACAAGGCAGTGCGACAATACAAAACGAACTGCAAAACAAACTAAATTCACTAAACAAAGAAGCTGAGGATAAAAAAACAGCCGCAAACGCAACGGCACTTGCGGAAAGAACTAAGGCAAGCGATGCAGCTACAGCAGCGCAAACTAAAGCAGACGCAGAAGCATTAAAAGCATCTATTGAGTTACAAAAGCAAGTTAATGAAAACTATCAACAGGCACTTGAGCAAAGACAAATTGAAACGGATCTAGCTGTTAGGGATTCGATTAACCAGGTAAGGCAGCAGTTTGCAGATGGCTTGATAGATTTGGATGCTTATCAAACAGCACTTGACCAAGTTGAAGCGTTGGCTATTGAAACAAGGCAGGCAGCGTTAATAGGTCAATTAGAAGCCAACAGGGCAAATGCGGTAATTGACGCGGAAACCAGACTGGCGATAGAAACAGAATTTCAGTCAGAACTAAGGGCTTTGCAGGATGATAGTATCAGCGCGGGAGTCGAGAGTCAAAAAGCTGCATTGATTGCAGAAACTAAACTAGCAAAGGATAAGACAGACCTAGCAAAACTAACATCAGATTCACAGATTGCAGCAACCGACGCGGTACTTAATGCGGCACTTAGTGTATTTGGAGCGCAAAGCGTAGCGGGAAAAATAGCAGCTACATTTCAAGCCGGCATTGATACTTTTAGGGCTGCAAACTTAGCACTTGCGACTATACCTCCTCCATTCGGTCAAATTGTGGCAGCAGCTACAGTAGTACAAGGGCTTGCAAATGTTAAGAAGATAAACGCTAAATCACCTCCAAAATTTGCAGAGGGTGGAGCAATGGAAGTTTCTGGACCTTCGCACGCTGGGGGCGGGGTAGATGTTGCTTTGGGAGGTCAGACCGTTGCAAACGTAGAAGGTGGCGAGGGTTTATTCGTTATGAAGCGATCAGCATTTGGAGCATTAAAAGCACTATCTAGTTTCAATCAGAGACACGGAGGCAGATCTTGGATGACAGGGAGTCAACGACACTTGGCAGATGGTGGAGCTATTGCAAGGGGTGGAATACCAGCACTTGACAGCACGGCACTAACTGATACAAGACAAAGTTTTGAAAACGCAATTAGCAGCCTGACAATAGTGACAAAGGTAAGTGACCTGAATCGGGTACAGGGGGAAATTAAGCTAGTCGAATTGCAGGGGGATTTGAGGTAAAAAAATAGGGGGTGGAGGAGTCGAATCTGATTGTCTCATTTCTAAATTACCACAGGCGAGACGTCTATTACGTACCTTTTTTAGCCCCTAAATTTTATTGTTTACTTCCTATTTTTTATTATTTCCTCTAAATCTTCAATGCTCAATGATTCATAATCAAGGTATTTTTCTATTGTATTTGCATCCATTTTTAGCGTAACTGTAATTGAAGCTTTAAAATCAACATTAGGAAGGTGTGATGTTCCGCTAAGACCTTCTACTCCGGTAATTTGTATTTTATATGATTCCGTATTATTTAATTGTATGCATTTCATAATCGCTCTTTATTTTAGTGAATCCAAATATAACCTTTTTATTTATTTCTCTGGCATCCAGCTTAGAACCTTATCAGAATAATCTTTTCCAGTTACTAAAAAAACAGTGATAAAGAAGGGCAAACAGATAATGAAAACGATTAAGGAGAAAAGCACCGCGATAACTGCTAAAAGTCTTTGTAGGTATATCATGAGTTTAGGTATTTATGTATCAATGTTTTTAAAATATTAGTTTGCGTCTTATTCTCTTGCTTGACCTTAGCCAAAAAGTTAGCCTTGAGTTCTTTTGAGATATGTACTTTGATTTGATCGAGATCACCTTTTGGCATATCACTTTAATTATTTTGGGGAATTTACAAAGATTTATTTGGATAGTGTAATTAAATTAGTAGCGAAAATGAAGACACTTAACATTGAGGGTATAATTAGCAGCAAAGCCGACGCGGAATATTTTGCTGAAGGTGAAAAATACTTCAGCTATGATGATTTAGAGGACTTCATTTCTAATAATTACGGTGAACCTTTTGAAGCAGTAATCAAAAGTCCAGGTGGTTCGGTTGAGGAAGGATTCAGGATCTACGATAAGCTCAAATCTTTGCAGGTTACAACCGTTGCAATCGTGGCCAACAGCATAGCTTCAGTGATTTTCTTAGCCGGTAAGGTTCGTAAGGTTACAGAAAACACAGAAATGATTATTCATAACGCGTGGGTTGCCGCTGAATCACTTTCAGGCGAAAAGCTAAATGTTCACAGCTTAGCCGCCTTGACAGAGCTTTTTGCCGCTACTGATATGCAAATCTTGAATGTATATACCCAGATCGCAGGAGATGCAAAGGCTACTAAGCTATTAGCACTAATGGGCAAAGAATCACGGCTAGACTCAAAAATGGCTTTAGACTTTGGTTTTGCTACTGAGCTAGTCGATAACACTTATTCTGCTATTAGCTTCAAAAACAAGGTATTGACTTTTAGCAGGAATCAAATTGAAATTTTAACCGATGAAAATATGAAAACAGAAGAGAAAATCACAGCCTTTGAAAAGGCGATGAACGCTATGAAGAACATCTTTAAAGTGCAGATGCGGAACATGGTGATGACAACCGACGCAGGCGTTTCCATTTTTATCGAGGGCGAAGGCGATATGTTTGGCAAAACGGTCTACATCGCAGAAGACGGACTTCCAACTGAAACACTAGCACCGGCAGGCCCGCACTCATTTGCAGATGGATCTAGTGTGGTACTTGACGAGTCAGGCGTAGTAATCGAAGTATTACCAGCCTCAGCACCAGCCGCAAAAACGGAAGAACTAGAAGCTACTATCGCAGCAATGGAAGATGACAAGATGAAAGATCAGGCGAGCATAGTCGCTTTGAATGCAAAAGTGGCAGCTCAGGCGAAAGTAATCGCAGACGGCAATACAAAGCTAACAAAGTTGGCAGTTGATTTTAAGGACTTGAAAAACATGGTGAACGGTGATCCTGACACTAAGAAGAAAAATGCAGTTATTCCAGCAGCGGACTTCGCGAAATTATCGTTTTCTGAGCAGATCAGACAGCGAGCAATGAATAAAGTTTAATCCATAAAACTAAAAAATACAATGGCAGATATTAATTTTCCAAATGGCAATACTTACGCGGGTAAGCTCTATGCCGAATTTCTTACACCCGCAATTCTAGCCCCAACGGGAATCGTAAACAGGGGTTTAGTAACGCCTGTAGAGTCAGTTAAAAACGTGGAGACGCTACGAGGCGTAAACCGTGTGATTGAATTGCAGACACCTAGCGCAAAGTTTGTCCCTCAAGGCGGTGACATTGAACTAAGCGAAAAGCAGTTGACCATGAAGGCTTATGAGGTCATGGATGAAATTGACGCGATCCAGTTGAGCAAAACTTGGGAGTCCGAACAGCAATTACCTGGTTCTTTCGAGGATTACAAATTGACTCCTCAGCTATATAATTTCTTGCTGGATAGAATCTACGTTCCGCGTATGGCTATTGCTAACGAAGCTCTGTATATTCTAGGTAAGGCAGGCGTAAACAATACCCAAGTAGCTACAGCTACTTTCTCAGGTGCTTACGTAGGTCTTTTAGGTGAGGCTAAAGCAGACGCAGGCGTCGCTAAAAAGTCTTTGCCAGCTAATTCAAAGTCCGCAATTTCAGCTATTGCATCAGGTACAGCAGGTAATGCAACGGTAACGGTGGCAAGTGCTGCAAACATTATAGTAGGAGATCGTGTAACCTTAATTGGAACTAACGGAAACCAGACAATCGGTGGCGCCACAATTTCAGGACAAGTAGTTACGGTAATCGAGATTACAGGTAATGTATTGACTATCGACGAGGTAGTAGTAGGATCTACAGCGGCTAGTGCTGGAAATGCTTTTTTCATTAATCAGAACAATGTGCTAAGCGTTTTGACTTCTGTATACATGAGTATTCCGCAAAAGGTAAAGAAGCAGATTTCAAACACGGGTAACGGAAGAACAAAGATTCACGTTTCGGACAGAATTGCGGACGCTTACCGAGTTGCAAATGGTTTAATTGCGGGTGGAGCAGGAGCATTTACAAGAGACGTTTATTTCGATCAGACCGCTTTGATTGCTTATTTGGATATTGATTTGGCGGCTATGCCATACTGGGAAGACAACCTTTTGGCGGTGTTTAACCCCGGTAACGTATTCTTAGGTTTTGACTTATTGTCTGATGAGGTTTTCGCTCAGGTATTGTATTTGGGAGATGTCACAGGAGATCAGGTTTACAGAATCAAGAACCGAATGAAATCTGACATCACTTACAAGTACGCAGCGGAATTTTCTTTGTACCTACCAAAATAATTTAATTGGGCGACTGTAAAAGGTCGCCTAATTTCACAATTTAAAGAAATACAAATATGCCAGAAGTACAATGCAGCGTATTAACACGGTCAATAAATCCAGATTGTGCCGCAACCCGAAAGCCGGGCGGGCTTAACAAACGAATGTATATCGGTCTACTTTCGGACCTTACTGCGGTAACTTTTGGAACTGGAAATTTAGCATCAGCTTTTACCTTTGCGGCAGAAAAAGGATTTATTAAGGTCGTAGGTAAGAGAGAAAAGCATAATTCAGTTATGGCTCTGGAGGTTGGCGATAACTTTTCTTTGAGAAATCACGGAATCAATTTGGTCATCTATTACAATGGTCCGCTTGAGCTAGAAGCTCTTGAGTCATTGATTGACGTAGAAGGAGCTTTTATCGTTGTAGAAACAAACAGCGGGGAGCTAGAATGTTGGGGTGTAAACAAAGGAGCTAACTTTGCAAATTTTGGCCTGAAAGCAAGTGCTATTGACGGAGGTTCCGGTACTGCGATTATAGATAGTAATATCTATACGCTTGCAATGAATGGAAACCACGAAAATCTACAGCTTTATTTTAGGTCGACCGAAAGCTCTACGCTTGCGGAAGATATTGCAATCATAGAAGCATTAGTAGTTTAATCAAAAATTAAAATTAAAGAGCCCTACTCGTTTTTCGGGCAGGGCTTTTTTCATATCTTACTTAAAATTAAAGGTTATGCTGAAATTCAAACCAGAATACCAAAATAAAACTTTAGTCCTGTCAGATGGCACGCTAGTTAATTCAGATAATATCCAAGGTGAACACGTACAAAAGCGATTGAAAGAAACTCCATTGGTCAGTGAATTTTTTGAATCTGTAAAATCAGAAGCCAAAGAACCTTTAAAAGTTGCAAGAAAAAAAACTAAATGAGCAAGTCTAGGAATGTAAGGCAGGCACAACGGATTATAAATATGCAGGCTCCTTCAGCTAGTGCCAAGGGCGAAACCATATTCAAAACCCTGTCCGATCTAAAAACAAAGGTAGCTAGATCAATTAAAAATGCCGTTGCTGTTATTGTAAAGAATCAAGCAAATGATTACTATTTTTTTGGTGAACTTGATAATTTGCCAAATGCGATAATTGCAACGGTAGACAATTCAGGAACCGCAACCGCTTGCGTAAATAGGTTGCAGCAATTCATAAAGGCAGACGGTTTTATCCTAGAAGGTATGGATGAAATTAAAGCTAACAAGTACCAAAGTTTAGCCGGGTTAGTAGACGACTTGAGTACAAATGTGTCCTATTTTCAGGGCTTGGCACTTAGATTGGTTTTTAACAATCTTGGTCAGGTTGCAAAAGTTTACTGTATTCCTATTTCTACTTTGCGACGAAAAAACAACGGCTTTGAATATAATCCGCTTATGGGAGAGCTGGGGAAGTTTGAAAAAGATACTAGATTTTACCCCGAATACGATCCTGAAAGAACACCTATAGAACGCGCTCAAATTATAGCTGAACAAATCGATTTGTATAAAGAGCAGTTGGGCGAGATCCTATACGTATTCAAGAAAGGTTTAGGCAGGTATTACGACAAATATCCAATACCTCCATTTTACGCATCTATTGAGGATGTGGTTTCTGATGGTAAGATCAGCCGCTTAGACCTTAGAAATATTGCGCAAGGATTTAGAACCCCGGTTGTGATTTCCACAGGTCCGATTGACGATCAAAACAAAGATGAGGACGACAAGACCGCGCAGGATTATTTTGATGAGGCACTAGAAAGTTTCACGGGCGAAGACGCAAGCCCGATTTTGCACCTAAAGGGCAGCACCGAGGAATTTAAACCTACGGTTACTACAATTAACGTAGCTGAAATACTAGACCAGACAGACCGCGCAAGCGATCGGATAGCCAAACGGGTAGCTAGAATAATGAGCGTACCAGCCATTTTAGTCGGTCTTGGCGAAGGTGCAAAACTGGGAGATACCAACGAAATAAAAAATCAAATGGCACTCTTTTCACTTTCGGTATTTGGTCTTCAGGATATGATTAAGCAGGCATTTGATATGCTCAAACCGATATTGGCTTTGGAAGGCATGCCAGCCAATCCAGACTTTACACTAAGCACGCTCAAGCCTTTTGACTTCATACCTGACGCAGTAATTGCAGGACTGACAATAGACGAGCAGAAAGAACTGTTTGAGATTGACTTAAAAAGTAGTCTTCCGGTAACTTTTCCTTTGCCAGGTGCAGCACCTGAATTGGCAGCACAAGAACAGAATAACGCCTTTGCAAACTTGACAGGTCGTCAACTGCAAAATATACAGCGCATAGTTCGCAAGTTTAACAAGGACGAATTAACCTACGATCAAGCCGCACTTATGTTAATGCAGGGGTTCAACATGAAGGATATTGACGCGGCGATTTGGCTAATAACTAAAGACGAAGAGGAGGAGAACTATGGCGGATAGACTATTAATATGCAAAGAAGATTTTACGGGGGCGAACCTTGTCAAGTTTTCGCAGAACATAGCTGAAGATCAGCTAAAACTATACATACAGGCAGCTCAGGAATACGACTTAGAACCGAGATTGGGCGAAGATCTTTACAACGATATTTTACGAGCTGATTTGGCATTTCCTTTGCGTTCTGAGCTTCTTACTTTTATTGAAAAGAAAGTTAAGCGGTATTTAGTTTTGATTTCTTATCGTAGGTTTATAAGTGCGCACGGACTTAACATTACGCAGTTTGGGTTGACAAAAACAGCGGACCCACAGGGAACATTTAATCAAGCCGAGTCACAGGAACGGGCAATAATTACGCGCCAAATTGACGCAGACGCAAATGTAGCACTTTTAAAAATGACCTCCACAGCGTTTATTTTTGATGGGATCAGCTATGTAAAAGAATTAAAAGCTGGTCACGTAAGCACGGCAATACGCGCACCAAAGCGAAGAAATAAAGACTTTGGTTTTCCTAGTAGTATTTACGAAAACATAATCGACAAATAATAATGGCACTAACTAAAGCACAACTCGAAGCCCTAAAAAATTCACTCCTAGCGAGTCAGCAGCCTATTATTGCATCTAAACATCGAGAATTAATTCAGAACGTTATTAATGAAATGTATGACGCCCAAAGTAGGGGCAATCTACTTGCAGGTGTACAGCAAAATGGAACAACTACAACGGGCGACACGCTTCTATTAATTCGTTCGGGTCAAATTTTCTTAGTTCCCACTTCGCTATTTGGCGGTGTCGGAACGCTTACGGGGCTTAGCGATGTAGTTATAATTGACGAGGAAGGAGATGAGGTTCTAATGTATAAGGCGGTTGATGGGGTTTGGAAAAATGTTTCGTTAGATGATATTTTAGGAAGGCAAAATTTTCAAGCGGTTACAGAAAGAGGATTTACTACTACAGTTCCATCACTTAACATTGGGCAAAGTGCTGGTGCTTCAGATGTTAATTTAAATTTGGGTCAAGCGCGTACTGCAGATGGAAATTCATTTATTGATTTCCATTCAGCCTCTGGTGGTGCTGATTTCGATTTTAGAATAATTAAATTTAGTGGTGCTGGAGCACTGGCAGAAATTAGAAATGTTGCAGGTCCAATTCAAATTATAACGCAGACAGAAAGTAATATTAATTTTGCTACATCTGGTGTATCAAGATTAATAATTCACGCTGGAACTGGAAATGTTTCGATTGGAAGTCCTACTGATGTAGGAGCAAAATTATTTGTAAATGGTAACATACGGATGGATGGAACAGACTTTTTATCCTCAGCTATACATATAAGATTTCTTACTCCTGCTGGATCTGCTTTACCTATATCCACTAATAATTTACTGGTAAGTAATAATTATGCTCACAGAAGCAGGGTTCCTACAAATGGAATGTACGTACTAGGAGATATTCTTACTGATGGCAGAATTGGAGTCGGAACTTTAACGCCAGTTTCATTTTTGCATGTCAAAACTCCTGCTCCTTATGGGTATATAAACTCAGATAACAATTCAAATACAGGGGGCGGAATATTTGTCTCCAGTCAAAATGGGGCGCAAAAAGCGTCTTTTGGAGTAAGTGGGTATATAGCAGAAGACACCTCAAGTGATGCATTTATTGGGGCTGGTAATGAAAACGGCATAAGATTTTATAGAGGAACAGTTGAAACCGCTAGAATAAATTCCGCTGGGCGTTTAGGGATTAATTCCGTAAATCCTCTAGCGTTAATACACGTAATTAGCCCTCAAACTGATTTTACATCTAGATTTGAAAACTTATCTTCTAATCCGTTTGGCATTTCTGTAACCTATAATTCTTCTCCAAACAGCCAATTCAACCAGCCTTTTTGGTTTCGGGATAGTGGGCTTGTTCGTTTTGAGGTAAGGTCTAACGGAGGTATTGCTAACTTCTCTGCAAACAACGTAAATCTATCAGATAAAAGAGTCAAAAAAGAAATCAAAAAGGCATCCTCAGTTTGGCGCCAAATAAAAGAAATCGAAGTAGTAGACTTCAAATACAAAGATCAAACTCATGATGACTTTAATTTAGGTGTAATTGCTCAACAAGTCTTGTCCGTAGCCCCGAGGTTTGTTGATGTTGATGGATTCGGCAAAACCCCTAAAAACAGCATTCCACTGATGTCTGTGTATGATACGGATCTGCAATATGCGGCCTTGAAAGCATTACAGGAAGCAATGAATAGAATAGAGAGATTAGAAAACCAAACAAAAGAATGAAAACAAACGACATAGGAATAGTAAATATTCAGCTCAGGCGAGGAAACAATAAGGCTATAACCCTTACGTTTTTTGATGTGGCAGCGGACAACAGCCAAACGCCAAAGGACTTACGGCTATACAATGCGATCAGAATGGACATAAAAAAGACGACTGACATTAATAGTCCTGTTATCGAATCTTTTGCAATCGGTACTGGGTTAGCAATTATAGGAGAAGATTTTAATATTCTCGAAATTACGTTTGCCCGTGAATTTATTGAGGTCAACGATATTCAGTACGTGTATGACATTCTTTTTAGGAAAGATCAGGACTTTGCCAATTTGATAGGTGGACTCATAAATATTAATAATACCGTTACGATATGAGCGTAAAAGTAATTAAGTCAGAAACTACAGAATATAGAATACTTGTCAAAGCAGGCGACGAAGAACTAGCAAGGCAAGCAGCTGTAAAAGCTGCAATCAGTGCCGAGGCGGCTAGGCTTTTGGCTATTGCAGCTGAAGACTCTGAGCAGGTGGCTACTGAAAAAGCAGATCAAACTGTGGAGGATGCAGCGTCGGCGCTTGCATCAAAACAGGATGCTGAAAGTGCAGCTACGGCTTCGGAGGGCTTTGCTACAGCTTCTGGAGAATTTGCTACCGATTCCAACGCAGCTAGACTATTAAGCGAGGCAGCGAAAGTAATCGCTACTCAACAAGCTACTATATCGACTGACAAAGCGGGTCAATCGGCTGCGAGTGCTGCTGCTGCGGAGGCTGCAAAGAATCTCTCAGTATCGGCAAAAGATACAGCTATCTCAAAAGCCTCTGAGGCTAATTCTTCATCCATAACCGCAACAAATCAAGCGGGAACATCAACGGCCAAAGCGGTTGAATCGGCTCAATCGGCGGCTCAATCACTTTTGTCTAGAAATGAAGCAGCTGCAATATTGGCTAACACGCTTACAGGGGGGGCGGTTGCGGGTCAGGTTCCTTTTTGGAACGGCCCTAAAAATCTGATTGGTGATGCCGGTTTTGTTTGGGATAATGTTAATAAGAGGTTGGGTATTGGGGCTACTCCTACGCAAAAACTACACGTTAATGGAAATATTATTTGTTCCGTTTTATCTTTAGATGACAATATTAATGTAGGACTTTACACCCCATTGAATAACATTTCTCTTGGCATATTTACAAATGCCGTTGAAAGAGCTAGATTTACGGATGTGGGATTAATGATAGGTTCGCCTAGTTTACCAACTCAACGACTTGATGTGAATGGTAGAATCAGAGTAAGATTAATTGACAACGCAATAGGTCCCTTCGCCACATATTCAGCTACAGGCGTACTTCAACAAAGAACACGACTTGAAGCGGCAAGAGATATATTAACATCCTTACCAACATACAACGCAGCAATATTTCAAACACTAACCCATAATGCAAGTGGTGAAATTGCATGGACTTAAAAATATGGAAAAGATAAAAATAGTAATCAAAGACCACCCAACACTTGGATTGAATCGGGCAGTACAATTTGAAGGCATTGAGTACCTTTCATACACACTATCAGAAGCAAAATTAATATGGCATGAGCGATTCTTGGATGAATCAGGTGAGATCATGCAAGATGACACGATTCCAATCAGACGGATAGTTAGCTACATCAGCAACGAGAACAAGGTAACTGCTAAAGGAATAATGATTATTCCCGAAAATGTGATGGCCATGAATCCTATTGGTGTAGACGAATCACAAGAAGATTATAAACTAAGAATCGAGCAGGTAACAGCACTTCTTCTTGAAAATGCCATACCTGAATTTGACTTTTGGATGGGTGTAGTTAACTGGAACGATATAGTAACTCAAGCAGCCACCTTATTAGAATCATTTAACAGATTTGACAGACCATGACAGATAGAAAAATAGTTTTAAACGAATTGCAAATACAAAAACTAGAAACATTTTTGTATGAACTGCCTATGAAGTACGCTCAACCAATTATTAATATGCTAGTTGAGGGCATTCAATCCGACTCCGTAAAAGTTGAATAGCAAATGACCGAGTAACAAAAAGATCAATTTTTCATTGAGGTAAAAAAGATATAAATGCAATTTGATAAACTAACAGATCCAATTGACTACACGGAAGAAAACTTCATAGGTACAAAAGTATTGCTCATAACTAGTATGTCTTTTTTAGGGATAAGTTACGGGTTAATTTTGCTACTATGGTTTTTCATGGTATTTGATACGTTGCTGGGACTAATCGCTTCAGTCGTAATAAATGGATGGCAGTCACTGACTAAAACCCGATTTTGGGCGGGCATACTTACGAAAATTTCAATCCTTTTCATTCCTCTGAGCTTGGCAATTACAGGAGCCTTGGCAGGGTTTAATCTCAACATTTTTGTTTTTAGTTCGATTTATGTTCTAATTGCAAATGATGCAATTAGCTGTTTCACAAACTTGCTTTCAATAAAAACCAAGAAACGCTACATTAACAGGGATCTAGTCGAGATCCTAATCAATGCCCTACGAAGCAGCATCTACAAATTTGCTGAAGGGATCATTACAAAAATAAAAAAAGATTAATGGTTACAAAGATAACTAATAATATTCACAGAATTGATTTAGGAGTTTCGGGCAGGCTTGCGGTAATCTCAGACCTCCACTGGGATAATCCAAAATGCGATCAAGTCAAACTTAAAACTCATCTGGATTATTGCCTGAAAAATAAGATACCCATTTTTGTGAACGGTGACTTCTTTTGCCTGATGCAGGGAAAGGGAGATCGAAGAGGTAATAAATCAGACATTCGATCCGAACACAACAATGCGAAGTATCTTGACTCTGTAGTCGAAACCGCTGTTGAATGGTTTGCGCCCTATGCTTCAATCTTGACTGTAATCGGTTACGGTAATCACGAGACTGCAATTATCAAACATCAGGAAACCGACCTATTGCAGCGATTTGTTGACTTGCTTAATTACAAGTGTAAAAGCAATGTTTTTGCGGGTGGTTACGGGGGTTGGCTGATTCTGGATAAGAAGCACAAGGAAAGTAGTGATAAGGTGTTAACTAGAACACTTAAGTATTTTCACGGTTCGGGTGGTGGAGGTGTGGTGACTAGAGGAGAAATAAACCTTACTAGGGCTTTGGAAATACACGAGGGATTCGACATCTATTGCCTTGCGCACATTCACGAGAATAAAGCTACCGACGTAGTTCGTGAAGCGGTTCGATTCAATAACGGAAGCCATAATTTTGAACAGATACACAGAAATGTTCACCTAATGATTACAGGCACGTACAAAGAGGAATTTGCTGATGGTTCGAGTGGTTGGCACGTAGAAAGAAATGCACCTATAAAGTATATTGGAGGCAGGATATTGACGCTTACAAGCCACCTAAAAAATAATGAGTATGAAGTTTTAGTTGACTCAATAAAATTTCCGTTATGAAACTAAATGAAAAAGGAACTGTATTATTGCACCACTTTGAGGGGCTAAAATTAAAGGCTTATAAGTGTCCTGCTGATGTTTGGACTATTGGTTTCGGTAACACCTTTTACGAAGATGGAAGCAAGGTTAAGCAAGGTGACGCGGTGACTAAAGAAAGGGCTAGTGAGCTTTTTAATTCTGTAGCTGCATCTTTTGCAAATCAGATTACAGGCAGCATAAAAGCAAAATTAAACGAGAATCAATTTAGTTCTTTGGTTTCTTTCGCTTATAATGTGGGGGTTGCTAATTTCAAAAAATCAACGCTGCTAAAAAAGATCAACATAGACAAAAATGATCCCACAATATTTACAGAGTTTCTAAGGTGGGACAAGGCAGCGGGCAAAGTATTGGCAGGCTTAAAAATAAGACGCGAGGCAGAGGCTAAATTGTACTTTGAAAAATGAAATACCTCTTACTATTCCTAATCCTTTGCAGCTCTTGTAGGAGCGTAAAAAAGGACCTAAGCAAGTCAAGCGAAAACGTAACTGAAAAAAATACTGAGCAAATCACAGAAACCGTAAAAGAAAAGACTGCTGTAAAATCTGTGTCTGAGCTAAAAAAAGCATCTGAGTCACTGGAGATTTCAGGAATGAAAATTTACCCTAAAGGCGTTTTCGTTATTGATTTGTCCGGTACTTTTACGGGGGAAGCTGATTCGGTTGTGCAGGTCAAAAATAAGGCTGTTATAGATGTTTACAACGAAAGTAATGTAATTACACAGCTTAAGGAGTTGGAGGCTAAGAAGCACACTAAAAATGATTCTGAAAGGATTACAAGTAAAGAAGTCTTTGAGAAAAAAGTAGAGCGAAAGCCTAATACCGTATTGGGTATTTTTTTAGTTGTGATCGCTTTGGGGGTTGGCTGGTTTTTTTATTGGAAAAATAAATGATCTTATGTTTTGCATTATTAAATAAATTGTTTAATTTTATGGTATAGCAATTCAGCTATCCAAAACCAAAAGCGATATGGCAACTATCAAAAACACAATTAAGAAAGTAGAGAAAGTAACAGGTTTAAAAATTCAAACAAATAGCAACAATCAACACTGGGTAGAATTTAAGGGATATACCTTATCATTTTTTCCAAATGGGATTATGAGCGAAGAAGCTCAAGCCATTAGTTTTTATACTAAAAAAATAGGATCAGAAGATAATTACCACAATGGAATATTTCACGACAACGCAATGCAAGCGCTAGGATTCATATCAAGAAATTAACCAAAGCCCTTCGGGGCTATTTTTATGCCAAAAAAAAGGAGCAGTCATAAACCGCCCCTTTATCGCACTACTAAAACATAACCTAACATCTATTTTTTCAAATCGCTTATATCAATTATTACAACTGCT